CTCTTTTAAACTCATTCAAGACTTGTGTATTCGAATCTATCTGCTTCTGAACTGCCCTGGGAAACTCGAAGTAAATCGGATCGAGTATCACGAGTCTAAGTCTTCTTTTATCAATCAGTTCCCTTAATTCATCTGCAAACTTAGGAACACTATCTTTGTCGCGGTTGAGGTAAAAGCTCACATAGATATTTGTATCCATCAACAGGTAGTCCACTTCAGCCCCTCCCGTTAAACGAATCGAGTTTTTCCTTCAAGATTCGTTTAACCTAGAGAGTTTCCCTTTATGCCCTGCTAGACGGCATGCCTATCGGGATTACTCTGTTGACTAACTCCTGGCATTGAAGGTCTCCATCTTCTCCTTCAAGGTCCGCAAAAGTTTGCGGACCTTTCTTTCAGCCGTCTTGGGATGGGTGCCCAGCCGGATCAGGTGGTTCACCCGTTCCCTCTCCTTCTGAACCTCCTTCTGCAGCGTTCTTATCTCGCCATTGGTCCGATAGGCCTCGATCTCCTTCCCACAGGCCGGACAGACAATCAACATAATCTCGATGTCCGGCTCCAGGTTGACGTTCTTCGTGTTAGCCTTTACATCGTAAATGTGACCGCAATCGTCACACTGTACCATCATCACACTCGAGTTGTTCACTTGTCCTCTCCCTCTCGTAAAGCTCTTGATCACGCTTTTTAAGAATCTCCAGCGTACCAAGAACATCATCGAACTGACGCTCGAGAACCCCCAGTTCCTTAAGCTGCCGCTTGGTCAGTCGGCCCAAAGCTTTGGCAGATCTAAGATTTCCTATCCAAGTTCTAATCTGGCCGCAGGATTGGAGCACAGCAAATCTAATGTACGAAGGTATCTGATCCCAAACCACCGCAACATCATACAGCTTTTTGATATCATCTCTCGCCAGTCTTAGGTACTTATCATACATGCGGATATGTCTCAATTTGTCAGACATTAGTAAGCGCTCCCTATTTGTCCTCTATATATTTCATTGTACCATTCCTCGATATCCGGCTGCGACGATGGATCCTCGAGCCATTGTGCGAGTTTGTGGGTAATTTCCTGTCTTTCTATCAATACTGGTACAACATAGCAGAGACAATTAGGATGAGGATGGACAGGCTCTTCTCCCTTTTTATAGACACCTCTGCCCATGCCATATAAATCAGCGCTTGCTAGATCGTCACAGATATCAGGCTCCGGATGTGCATCTGATAACATCCACTGGACCCCTTCGTATGCTGGATTCAATTGTCCTCTAGCGTAAACTCCTTCCATAAATGCTATGCTGTACTCTGTTCGGACAAGTCTCAGTGCTTCATAGCTCAAGTCTTTCGGGATTCTCGTTTCCATGCGCCGCATCATATTCTCGTAATCCTCGGTCAAGGTCTTTGCACCATCCCGGACATAGTGTTCCAGGTCTCTGGCTACCTCAACAACATCACGTCCTTGCGCTATGCCTGTTTGGATCAGGTCTCTTATTGCCTTCCTGGCCGTTTGCGAGTTCTCCCATAACCTATCGGATAATGTGAGCCCTCCACGTGTCCTTGCCCAGAATACCTCAACCGCTGATGCGTTTATATCGGCAAAGCCTCGCTGAAGACGTGCAAAGCTAAGTGGTGCTTTAACGTCTCGAAATGCTTGGAGAATGTAGTTATCCAGCGGCCTTGATCCGAGTGCAAATGCTTGCCCTATGCCCGATTTAATCAATGCACTAGATGCCGCATGTATCTTATCGGCCTCCTGGCGTAAGGCTTTCTCGAGTGCAATCAAATGGTTTCTGGTCAAATCACCTATTGCCGGTTTAAGGTTGCGCAGTTCTTTGGCCACATTGTCAGCGGCATCGATATAGACCTTCTTTAGTGCCGGCTCATGCCTGAGCCTGAGTGAAAGGAAATCCCGTCTGGCCTCAAGCATATCTCTGGCAAAGGTTTCGTCACCCATAGACTTTATTATCCCGATATTCTTCCATGCCATCTCGTCCAGTCGTTTAACCTGTGCAGCCATCTAGATCACACAGCCTTTTTTTGGTTTAACAGGTCTAGGGCCTCATCGATGAGCTTCTGTTCATCTTCTGCAAGAGGCGCATCTTCTAACCTGGCCATGCGGATGCGGTCTCTTATAATCTTCTCCCGTTCGCCAGGTACTTCTGGATCGTCGCTTACATAATCGCTCATTGTATCGATGTACTGCGCCAAGAACTGCACAGCCGATTCATGAGAAATCAACCAGTTATTAAGTGCCGTGGACAATGCTTGCACAACGGTGAGCAGTGCTTCAGCTACATCTTTGCCATCACGTGGATTTATTTCGTCCCAAATCAACTGAACGTCATGTGTGGCGAACTTCTTTCCCGTAGCCTGGCTGTGCATAGCCAACACCATGCGGGCTAAGAGCTTCCAGCTGTCAGTGAATTGCTCTCTCTTTCGTGCTACCCGGCGAATGAGTACCGGCATCTGTTCCTTGACGCTTGCTTGTGAGCTTGGTGTGTGAGTCCCAAAGGCGAACTCCGGTGTTTCTGACACGTCAACTATGCAGTAGAACAGCAATTTGAGCAATATCTGTGCATCGCCCGTTGAAGAACGAACTTCGATGTACTCTGCATCTTCTTCTGGTGCAACGATCAGGAGTTCTTTACCCTCTAATTGGATAGTACCGCCCTTTTTAGCGAATTCAACAGGGTCTTCAACACCAAAATTATTGCGGAAGAACCCGGCAACGTCCTTGAGTTTTAGCTTGAGCCGCGGTGTACTGTGGTTTTTGCTCCCCTGTATGGCGTGGATCATTACATCATGATACGCTTTTATAAACGGCTCAATTGATTCCAAATCGCTACGGCCATTGGCTGCGGAAGCATCTTTCTCGTTTGAAAACTGTACTATCGGTATAAAACCCCATGGATTTGCGATTGTTTCCGCTTCAAGTTCTGGTGGTGCATCTCCTTCAACTTCGATCGTCCTGGTCTCTTTGTTTATTGTTTGTGCAACTTTGCATTCATGCTTTTTACCTGTTCTATCGGTCCATTCATGTGTACTCTCTAATAAATACTCAATTTGCTTCCCCGTAACTGGATCCCTGCGTATCTCTTTGATCATCTCCGGTGGTATGATCGTATAATTGATCTTTACGCCTTTACTTTCCGGGTATAGTATCTCCAGTTCTTCGTCTGCTTCACGAGTCAGCCATACCCAACAGTCTCCATCTCTAAGAGCGTCGCGGTGTGTCTGTTGCTTCAAACTCGCATATGCACTGTGAAAATCATCAAGCACAGACTGGGCATCTTCGTCTACCACCCTGAATCGAGGCACACCCATAAATCCTACACAGGTGTTAATGACTGGTTTGGCCGCCCACGCACCAAGCTTATATTCTTCGGCTTCATTATTGTACAGTTCTCGGGCCAGTTTGTAATCAACCCTGCTGCTGTCAAGCCTGTAAAGGCTCCATGCACCCCCTACCATAGACTTGAACCGCGAGAACTTAGCTCTGAGCTTCGACATCTCTCCGGCCACTTTGCCAGGTAGCTGCTGGATATTGCCAACAACTTTCTTTGATGCATTTATCATCTCGCCAATAACACTCATGCAACCACATCCTTGCATGTTTATCGGTATATCTTCGCATTTGCCAGCGCTCTAATAAGAGTCTCATTCACCGGTTCTATGCCTTCACGAAGCGGCTCAATCGCATATCTGAGCGCTGCCATGGCGTGATCATTGAACGGCACCGGCTCTTCTAACACGTTGCCGTCCTTATCCTCCTTGTACTTCCACTGTTGAATCTCGTTAATCGTGTTGATACAGCTTGGATGAATGTTTATCTTATGCCGCCTTAACCACTCGATACCTGAACGTACACTGTCAGGCGCCTTCTTTGCCGGCATAACATTCAAATTGTTACGCCTGAACTCTTCAATCCGGTCAGGTTCTGCGCTGTCAGCTATGATCAAATCATACGGCGTAACCAATGGCTTGACCATATCTATTAAATCCTGGTTGATTATTCTGCGCTCATATACTTCCTGAAAAATGTTAAGCTCGCCGTCTTTCAGTCCCACCCGCAGGAATGCTGATGGATGGTTGTAACCAAAGTCCATACCATGCAGGACCTGATCATAATACCGCGGCTCTTGCGGAACCTCTTTTATCTCCCAGTTGGTCAGTATGAGGTTGCCCAAAATGCCCCATTCACCAAGGGCATATATCGAGTACATGACTGCGTCCTGCGTCTTGAGATCCTCAAGGACTTGAACGTATTCTTCATCGATGAACCTGTTGTTCAAATATGTGGTCTTGAGGATTGATATGTTGCTCTTATCGGGCACATCAAAAAAGCGCCTCTTTAACCAAGAGAGCGCTGATATCGGGTTAAACGTCAATGTGATTTGCTTTTTATACAGTGTCTTGCCCCGAAGCCGCAGGTCCAGCTGTGTAAAATCATCTTCCGAAAGCTCCGAGGCCTCTTCTATCCAGATATCTGTGATGCCGACAATGGACTTGATTTTCTCCGCATCGTCCAAGCCAGTAAAGATGTATTGGTTGCCATTGGGCCCATAGATGTCGAAATCTGTTTTGCTCTTTGGTATTCTGAACAGCCCTTCAACGTTCCAATCATAGATCACCTGCTTAATCTGGGCAAAGACGCTATGACGAAGTGTCCGGCCTACTTTGCGGACAATCAGGGTCTTTCGGCCTTTGTCTTTCAGGTGCTGGTAAACCTTCTTTTGGGCTACAAACCAAGACTTGCCTGAACCCGCCCCGCCGTATATGATCTCATACCGCTTGTCGTTTTCTAGATAGGGCAGGTAGACTTTATTGAATACCACACGATCTATTTCAATGCGCACTGTTGGCGCAGCGTTCTCATTCTGCATCGCCCTTCAGCTCCACGATAATGTTGACATTGTTGAGCAGCTCGGCACCCGGAGCGCGCATCTTCGCGATTTTGAGCTTCTCTTCCTCGATCTGCCGCTTCCACCTGTCAGGTATGACATCCAGATACTTCTCAAGCTTCTCCAGCGCCTTCATCTTGTCCATCAGTTTGATGCTGGCTCCGTCGCGGCCTTTCTTGACCTCCGAGATGAGCTGGCCATCCACCAT